CTGCAAAAAAGTTTGCTGATGAATGTTGTTGGATTGGGAAATTAAATGTAGGTCTTGGTAGGGTCACCCATAGCCCTCTAATGACCACTATTGTCTAAAAAACAGGAGAAGGGAAATGAAATTTACAAAGCAACTGAGGTTAAAACTTGATGAATGGGCTGGTGAGGGTGAAATTGCCATCGCTGAAGGCTGGGAAGAAAATGACGCGTTATGGCGTGCCGATATTTTAAAAGATTGGATCTATGAGCTGACAGAGTTGTACAGCGATGCGCTGATAGACATGGGCAGAAAGAACGCGACAGGCGTTGAGTTTATTGAAGTCACCGAAGAATACATTCAAGTCATGTATGGGTGTAACGGATGATTACTAAGGCAGGCACCGACTGGCAACCAACAGACGAGCAATTGCTAGGATGGCAACACGCCTACCCAGAAGTTGACGTATTCGCAGAGCTTAACGTGATGGCTGTATGGCTTGACTCTAATGAGCCTAAGCGTAAGACCGAGCGGGGAATGCCTCGCTTTGTTAACTCATGGCTGTCACGAGCTAATCAAAAGGGTGGCAGTCCGTTTGCGCAAGAAGCAGAGAAAGAAACCGGCAGAATACCAATGAAAAAGTGGACTCAGCTTGATGACTGCACTCACGACTTTATGCAAAGCGAAAGCTATCGGCAGTTATGCCTTGATCGGTTTGGGCAGTATGTAACCTACAGCGGAGAGAGGGTGACGCGATGATGATTGAGTTGACTGATGCTGAATACAACATTGCTTGTCAGGTAGGCATGAGGCGATACCATGCGGCTAGGGCAATGGGCGCAAAGAACAGGAAAATGTCAAAGACTGACAGCCAGTACGACGTTGAGACTAATGGTATGGCGGCAGAGATGGCTTTTTGCAAGTTAATTGGGGTAAGGCCAGACTTCAGTGATACACCTCAAGTCGCCGATTGTGAATGGATGGGTTACACAATAGACGTTAAGGCCACCAAGAGGCCAAACGGTCGGCTGTTACTAGAGACTGATAAACGAAAGCTCTGCGATATCTATGTGCTTATGTGCGGTGAAAAAAACATTTGGAGGTGCGGCGGCTTGGCACACGTCAACGTCATACGTCAGCCTGACAACTTAGACCGGCTTGGAGAGGGCTACAAGATGACCTATGCAATGCCACAGAATAGGCTCGTGCCTTTAGATCAACTAATGGAGATGGCGAGGGGTGCGAAATGTTTGGCGAATTCTGGTTAATAAAAGACCCGATAGAAATCAAAGACCGCATCAAGGCGTTTCAGACCTTTCTCGAAAAAGAATGGTGCTGGGATAAGCCGGTGTCTTGGCAGGTTAAAGAGTACAAGCCACGCCGCTCAATAAGCCAGAATGACCTGTTCCATGTTTGGGTCAGGGATATGCTCAGGCACTTCAAAAAAAAGGGTGGCTTTACTGGCACAGAAGAAGAAATGAAGCTCATGGTCAAGTACAAGTTCCTCGGAACAGAGGATATCGAGGTCGGCAGTACGAACATACCAGCGCAGGTTCGGCGCACATCGACGCTCGATCGTGGAGAAATGCTACAATTCATGCAACAAGTGGAGGCATGGTGTATTGATCTGGGTGTCAAATTGACTAAGCCTCAAAGTTCGGAGTACGCCAAACTCGCAGGGGGATAAGCATGAGCTTATTGCAGTTTTGCACAACCGAAAGGCAGAGAGAAGTAGCAAGCCGAGTAGACAAGGGCATGAGCGCCCGCGAAATAGGAATGGACCTTGGTATTAGTAGGACTACTGTTCGCGACCATTTGAAGGCGGTGCAGAAGAAAGCCAGCTTACAGGGTTACAGTCCAGAGCATGACTATACGCACCCTGTACCGGACGGCTTCACAGTAAAGGGTGTATCGACCTACTACAACGACGAAGGCAAGCCCATCGGCCAGTGGGTGAAGAGCCAGTCTGACAAAGAACACGTCCTGCAAGTCGCGCTAGATAGCTTCAAAGAAGGGTTGAAAGACGACCTAAAAGGCTTGGCAAAGCCTGTAAAGAAAAGCAAAGCTAAGAAGCAGAAAGGCCGCATGGCTGTCACCATCGTTGGCGACCATCACCTCGGTATGTTGGCTTGGACTCCAGAGACAGGGGCTGACCCCTGGGACTTGCAGATAGCACAAGACACCCTAATCAAGGGCGTTGATAAACTCATGGCAAGCACCGGCGATTGCGCTGTGGGCGTTTTGCTTAACGTAGGTGACATGATCCACGCTAACAACCTAAAGGGCGAGACAGGCGCAGGGACGCCCCTCGACGTTGATGGCAGAGCAGGAAAGACCATCAGGGCCGCAGGCAACCTTTTCCAAATCATTGTCACTAGAATGCTTCAGCAGTACGACGAGGTGTGGCTGATAAACGCTCGCGGTAACCATGACCCTGATGCTTCTCTGTGGCTAAACGAAATGCTTCGTATGTACTACGAGAGAGAAAAGCGCGTTAAGGTGTTCGACAACTTCAACAAGTTCATTCACTTTGAGTGGGGCAATAACTTCGTGATTACGCATCACGGCGACAAGATACGCACTCGCCAACTGTACGAGGCAATCACTCGTGACTATCCGCAAGAGTGGGGCCGCACCAAGTATCGCTTTGCATGGACTGGTCACATTCATCACAAGCAAGCTGAGGAATTGGGTGGGCTTACGTGGGAAAGCTGGTCTGTACTGCCACCGCCTGACGCATGGCATTCAGCCAGTGGCTACGGGTCACAACGCTCAATTTCTTGTGTAGTATTAGACAAAGAACACGGCGAGTTCAGTCGGTTCAAAGTCGGTATAGAGGCACTGCAATGATTACACTTCCGATACTCTCGATGCCGCTACCAGATGGCGGGTCAGTTGTTTGCAGAGTTGAGGCGATAATCGGAGCAACCAGTAACATCCGAAACCAAGATTTGACCGATGTATATGTCGAGGTCATGTGTCCTGACGGCATAACGATAGATGTAGACATCGACTCGTTTACTCAGAGTTGGCTTGCGGCACTAATTACCCCTATGTCAGAGATGCGTGAAGATCATGGTATGCACTAAGTGCTATAAAGAAATGCTACCGATGTTCACGGCTGTGGGCGGCAAGCTAGAAGGCTGGTCGTGTGAGTGCGGCAATACAGAAAAAGCAATCCTACGCGAACGACAATTCACTACAGAGACTTACTATGGCAATAAAGCGAACGAACGCCGACATTTGGTGTAGCAAGGCTGTGAGGCTACGTGACGGCGCTTGTGTGCGATGTGGCAACACAGAGACAAATCAGGCGATGCACATATATGGTCGCAGAAATAAAGTCGTGAGGTATAGCCTCGATAATTTACTGACAGGCTGTTACACCTGCCATCGCCTATTCACCGAGTCGCCCGTCATGTTCACTGACTTTTGCAATCAGCATTTAGGTGAAGGCCACATGGAGATATTGCGTGAGAAGTCGCGTGGAATCCTCAAAGAAAACAAAGCGGTGCGCGATGAGATAGCCAAGCACTACCGCGAGCAGATCAAGCTCAAAGAGCAAGACCCTGACTATGTAATGATTTCCTATAACTGATTGCCCTCTTTTGCTATAATTACAACGTAACAGGAGGATGTTGTTATGTGTGTACAAAGCCAAAGACAGTTTTTTGCAGAGCGACACCACATCGTCGTGACTGACAAGACCGCAGAGCTACTGGCTCGATTGGGCAGAGACAAGGGCATCGGTGAGGAAGAATACCTCAAGCGCCTGTCACGCCATCCCAACGAAGACCACTTCATCGCAGAGATTGCCCGCCACTACGGGTGACTTAAATGTCACGATTGTCACATTGCCCGCCTTCCCCTAATTAATTATCAAAAAAAGATAACAAAGTGCTTGCAAAGGATAATTCCTGCCTGTAGATTAGTATCCATAGTCACTTACTAAGGAAATAAATCAAATGACAAATCTTGAATCTACAGTAATCAACGCTCTTTATGACATCTGCGAGATGGATCAGTGTGGCTTCGGTCAACTGTCTGAAGAAACTGGTCTTTCTACTAGCGTGTTGCGCGGAGTTGTAACTAGCCTCACAAAGAAGAGCATTGCAAAAGTGATCGACAACTCTGTTTGCCAGATCATTATTGTTGAAGACACCGAATGGCCTTGTGATTTCTTCAGCGAAGAAGAATGGGCAGAAAGAAAAGCTAACGCACTCATGGCCGCATAAGCGGCCTCAAGGGATAGGGTTATGTGGGGATACACAATCATTGGTCGTGACGGTGGCGAGGCTTACACGTCTGAGCCTGAGTATGAGACATACGAAGAGGCTGAAAAGGCTGGCGATCATACCTTGTGCGACATGAACGAGGGTTCATTAGAGGTCTGGGAGGACTAATGTCACGAGCTATCGACTTTCCTTACAACATGACACATCAAGAAATCGCGGATGTCATGGGTGTAAGCCGTCAAACAATCAGAACGATCGAAATCAGAGCGTTAAAAAAACAAAGAA